TATATTGAGTTGCCATGTTTTAACCTCATGCGGCTATATTTTGCCAATCGGGGTTTTGTGCGTCGTTCACTGTACCCCATAATGGATCCTGTATACTTGTAATATCTTGCCAGTTTGGTGACTGATTGTCATCTATTTCACCCCAAATATTAACTACCCCTAAATACCCCTGCGCTTGAAGTCCTGTAACGGGAACATCTGCATCTGCTGAGGCTACGGGCGTACCTAACAAAGCTGTACCTGTAACTGAGCCTACTATTTCAACAATCGACAAAACAAACGTAACATCGCCTAGACTACTTGTAGCTTCTACTCCAGTGGGGTATACGTTCGCTGTGGATTCAGTACTGACAGATCCTATAGAGCCAGTGGCTTGCACCCCACTTGGAAAGACGTTTGCCGCTGCATCAACACTTACCGTACCGAGGGAGCCGGTCGTTTCTACCCCAGTAACTGTTATGTTTGCATCTGCCGCTACCTCAACGGAGCCTAAACTAACAGTAGCTTCTAGCCCTGTAACAGCGACATTTGCTTCGGCGACGACACTTACTGTGCCTATTGACCCAACAACTTCTAAACCAGATGGGTATACATTAGACGGTCCAGTCGCCGTAGCGGTTCCTAAGTTACCTGTAGCCTCTACACCGCTAGCAGCAACATTTGCCTCAGCGACAACACTAACACTACCTACGGTCGAAGTGGCACTAACACCATCTACTAGTACAATAGTGAGGTCTTCCCCCCAAGAGCCAGCGCCCCAAGGTTGTGCACCCCACCCTACGTACTCAATAGACGATGCCATTAGTACACCTACGCGATTCTAATTATGGCGTTAGACGCGTCAGCGGCTGGGAATTGAATGGTAAAGTTACCCGCCGTAGAGGTCTTGTCAGAACCAAAATCTAAGACAGCGACAGCAGGATCACCTCCACCAGACTTGTAAATCAAAGCCCCACGAGCCGTAATCGTAGCGGTTGTCCACGTAGTGTCTGTAAAGTCCAGAAATGCTGTAGTACCAGACGAAGCTGGGTTAGCTGCGATTGTCAGGGTGTTTCCCCCCGCCGTGTAGCCTGTACCGGTTACTTCGTTTGATGTGCTGTAGGCCGTAGTAGCTGCACCTAAAGTAGCACTTGACGTGTACAAAGCGATTTTGAACGTTTGTGATGTATCGCTGCTAAAATCCATCTCTCCATCAAGAAGAGCGACTTTAAACGAAGTACACATTGCCTGTGTTATAGCCATAACTATCTCCTTAGCTTACTGGTGATCTGAACTGACCAGACCTGTAAGTATCCTCGCGTAGTTTACCATCACCTAAGTTCTTAAGTAATGTAATTGATTGTAAATAAAGCTTTTCGTAGTTAGCAATGATATCTGGTTCGCCTTTCATAAACCGTATAGCTTCTATCAACGCACCGTTCAATAACGCAGAGTCAAATTCGTTACCCAACCACGTAGTTCCTGCCGTCACAATAGACTCAGGGTAGTATCCGTAATGTAACTCAACCGCGTATGAAGCGTCTGGTGTAGGACCTAAAATAAACGTATCCTCATCGAAATACGCATAGTGTTTAGGTAACCCAGTACTCGTCGGGGTAGGATACGCATCTCGTATGAAGTTGACGTCTTTATTAATCAAGTAGCTATACGCACCACTTCCGTCAATTACGGCTAAACTGTAGTTGTACAAAAAGTCAGAAGGGCTAGACAAGTATTTGTTACTCGCTGTCAAATTACCTGTGGCGTTTTTACGTAAAGCGGGTATCTGAACTGAGTTGTATATCTTTTGCTCTGCCTGTTGTGTAAACATAGCAAGCTGGTCATCTGTAAAAGACGTCTCACAAATGTCTTCGATATTCGTTTTCAGTTCCGTATAGTTCATACTTTACGCCATTGGCCCTCTAGCCATAGTACCTTTAGTTGCAGCACCTGTACCACGGATCTTAACACCGCCGCCTTTAGCCATTTTCTTAGTGTCATGGCTACTCTTAGTCATACCACCAGCCTTCATCTTCTTATGGGCGGAGTCTTTCATAAGCTTGCCATCGGGCATATAGTGCATACCTTTAGGGGCTTTCTTTTTAGCCATACCACCTTTCTTCATTCTTTTGCTTCCACAACCTGCCATAACAATCTCCTTATATAACTACGGTTACTGTACCTATAAACCCAGTACCAACTACTTGAAACGCTGGGATAATTTGTGCTCTACTCTGAGCATATTCCGCATTGTCAGGTCTAGGATCGCGCAAAGCTTGAGGGTCGTCAACTGGATATTCACCAAGATGTAGCTGTGGGTGATCTGGGTTCCAACACTCTTGACAGGCTTTAACATTTGTATCCCGCCCCTTAACAATTAAGTTGCGTAGTTCCTTTAGCTTATACTGAAACCCGCATACATCACATATCGCAACTGCGCGTTTATTCGAAGCAAACCGTATGCCCACAACTAGTACCTCGAAATTCTGGGTACAAACCTAGCGGGGGTTTTTTCTCGGTCCTCTTCTGCGGCAAGTTGAAACTGCTCTTCGTAAACTTGTTTTAGCATGGGTATACGACCTTCGAGCGCGGGCACCTTCATAGCAATGTGATACGCTAGCCCAGCTACCAAGCAAGGTAGAAATCGGAAGTTCATATCCGCTGTCTCCACCCCGCTACCTGCATCTTGTACACGTCGCATACGCCAGTAGCAAAACGTATAGTTATCACTATCTGGTACAGGCCATACGTTGATTCTTGGGTTGTCTCTAAGACGTTCTATCCAGACCTGAATTGGTCGACCTGTGCTGTTTTTTGCAGGTATAGACGCGTACGTACTCACACTGATCCGTGAAATCGTCAGGTCTTGTTGATTAGACCCTGTTCCTGTACGTACAATCTGATCTAGTAGGTCAATGGTATCGGCGGGGAGGTCATACTGTGCAGTGCCGTTAGTAAGGCTCACACTCCCCTCGTCGATAGTCCAAAGGTTAATACCACGGTTCTGCCACTCAATAGTCATTAAATTCATCGACCTACGAGCGGTTTGGAGGTCATATCCAGAACGCATCTCACGACCAGCACGCTCCCATGCTTCTTCCGCTATTTCGGTGAAGTCCATGTTGAATGTAGCTGTGCCCGATGTTGTCATGGTTTACGCCACCCCGATTTAGCTTTAGTTTTGGCAGCACTAGATAGGTCGCCATAATGGAACAACTTTTTAGATGTTTTAGACATACTTTTTCCAGTCATAAGCGTTCCATCAGGGCGTTTGTGTAGGCTCCCCTTATGCTCTTTACCGTCTTTAAAGTAGTGCTTAACACCCATACCCATTACTTTTTCCTTTTCGCCGGACTAACTCGGCGTGGTTTACCTGCGGGTTGTCCTAGACGTTTTTTCTCCGCAATCTTACCGCGTTTCTCCGCAGCGGACATTTCTCCTGCGGTCTTTGGTGTCTTACTCGATACCTTTTTAGTAGGGCGGCAGTAGGGGGTACCACGCTTTTCACCCTTACCCCTACCACAATCCTTACCGGTGCGAACGTCTTTCCAGTCCTCTTTAAACCAGCGTTTTAGTGCCGCACCTTTCTCAGTCTTCCTAACCGCCACGAGCTTTCTTCTTCCTGCACTTGGCTATCGCGCCACTTGCATACGCGCTGGGGAATACTTTGTACGATGACTTAACCTTACGGTAGCAATCATCTTTAACGGTGCCACCTTTTTTGTAGTACCGCTTCATTACATCATCTTGCAGGGGCGTACGCCCTTCTTGGCACAACCTGCACCACGTACCTTACCACCAGCCTTGTAGCCTTTAGGCATACCACTTTCCATCATCATTTTGGACTTTTTTGGAGCCATTTTCTTCTTCATGTCTTCTTCTTTTACGATTTTTTGACGTTTCTCGCGGTCTTCGTCCGACAGAGTAGACTGATATTCGGACTCACCTTCCATCATCATGCGGTCAATATCTTCTTGAGATATAGGTGGTCGCTTTGACGTCATTCCACCTTTTAGATACTTCATCACCTTTTTGTCAGCTTTCATAAACTCTTCTCCTACTGATTGAGGTATTCCCGTTTTCTTGGCAAATTTAGGATTGTTTGCCACTGCGGTCATCATTTTGTGTTGTGCTCTGCTCATGCTAGGCATCAGACAAAGCCTCCTTCTTTCCATTTAGATTTATCCGCCCAATAAGCTGCGGACATCTTACCTTTAGCAATATTCTTACCGTGGCGAGCTTTAAACGACTTGCGTTTTGCTTTCATTCTAGCAGACTCACCGGCTTTGGGCTTTCCAGCTGTGCTAGCACCTTGCTCACCATAACGTATTACTTTCTCCTTACCACCCTCACACGCCTTTACGATATGTGATTTCTTAGGGTGAGAGGGAGTGCGCTTTGGCTTATTACAAGCCATCGCTTTCTTGTCGACTTGCTTAGCCATTAGCTGTAGAACACCGTCATAGCAGTAATGTTGGTCATCGCAGTAATAAGCACGTCATTTTCACAACGAATACCGTAGTCTGGGATGTTGATTGAGTGCGAGTCGTCATCTTTAAAGTCGATGTCCAACACCGTGCGACCACTGGCCCCATCAGTAATAGTCAACCGACCGGCACCAACATCACTAGTAAGCACTTGGACTTGCCGTATGCGAGCCGGGCCTACACCGAGACTAGCTGCGGTCGTGACCCGTTTGGTTTGAATATCCGAACTAGACATATCAACCTCCTAATTAAGAAAGGTTATTGTTCTGGATATAAAGAATAGTAACTGTTGCTA